TACGTCAATCTGCCGGAGGTGGTGGGCTGCGACGCGCTGGCCGAGCCGGACGCGGACGTGGACGCAGGCAAGCTCATCATCGTCCCCGGCCGGGAGGGCTACCGTCTGGGCCGCGCGGTGAACTCCTTGACCACGCTGACCCCGGACAAGGCCGCACCCTTCCAGAAGATCAAGATCGTGGAAGGCATCGACCTGATCCGGGGGGACATCGCCAAGGCCTTCGAGAGCGGCTATGTGGGCAAGGTGCTCAACGATTACGACAACAAGCTGCTGTTGGTGACGGCCATCAACGCCTATCTCAAGGGGCTGGAGGGGGATGTGCTGGACAAGACCGCCGACAACCGGTGCTTTGTGTCTCTGTCCGGGCAGAGAAGCTATCTGGAATCCAGAGGGACGGACACCTCCGAGATGAAGGACACCGATATTCTGAAAGCCAACACCGGCAGTCAGGTGTTTTTGGAGGCCAAGCTGACCTTCTGCGACGCCATGGAGGATCTGGCGCTGGTCATCTCCATGTAACCATCGGACGAACGTGAAATAGGAGGAACGTATGAGTAATTTACAGGCAAACCGCACCCTCTCCGGCTCCTTTGCCGAGGTCTGGGTGGACGGCGCGCGCATCGCCGAGCTGTCCCAGCTGACGCTGACCGTCAAGGTACAGCGGGAGAAAGTCCAGTTCGGCATGGACGTGGATTCCAAGATCACCGGCTACGCCGGCGAGGGCACCATGACCCTCAAGCAGGTCTACACCCGGTTCTACGAGGTGCTGGAACAGGCCAAGCGGGGCCTTGACAAGCGCTGCACCATCACCACCGCCCTGAAAGACCCGGATGCCGCCGACGGCGGCGAGGAGCGGTACAGCATCGACAACGTGGCGTTTACCGAACTGCCCTTCATGAACTACAAGATGGGCGAGGTGAACCAGCAGAAGCTGCCCTTTACCTTCCGGCCCTCCGATCTGGTGTGCCTGGACAGCATCCGGGCCGCTGACTGATGGCGCTGGCGGACGTCCTGCGGGAGCGTGTCTCCCGCAGGGGCCGCACCGCTGAGGTGGCATGCGGTCTGCTGGGGACGGTGACGGTGGAGGCCCTGCCGCCCAGAGAGTGCGCAGCCCTCGGACTGCGGGACGGCGGGCGGGCGCTGTTTTACGCCGCCTGCCGGGACTTGCAGACTGCCGGGGAGACCTTGCGCCGGGAGGGGCGGCTGTTCACACCTGCCGAGGTGACGGCCTACGTGTCCGACGAGGAGGCGGCGGCCGCTGCACGGACGGTTTTGGCGCTCAGCGGCGTGACGGCGGACGGAGACGGCCCATCGACAAAAAGCGAGGAAGTCCGACTTGGTGACGTGCAGAAGAACGGGGCGCATTTGGCAGTTGATGCGCCGTCCGAGGAGGAAATCCGACTTGCTGACGTGCAGGAAAACACGGAAGTCCGACATGAGGACGTGCGGAAAAAGGTGGGTCAAAAGGCCGAAGTCCGACTTGGTGACGTGCGGAACGATGCGCCTCATTTTGCAGCAAACGCGCCGGTTGCGGGGGGATTCCGACTTGCTGACGTGCAGGAAAACGGGGATCTTACGGGAAAAGTCCGACATGAGGACGTGCGGGAAAAGGCGGTTCAAAAGGCGGAAATCCGACTTGGTGACGTGCGGAAACCGGACGGTACGGCGGCAGATGGACAAGTCTCACATGAGTTTTTCGGCGGGGACGGTTCAGACCGGACAGACCCTATCTTGGGTGGTGTTTCCGATTTTGTACCACAAAATCTTGCGTTGTCCGAGGAAAATGACCGATTTTCAGCACCTTTGGAACTGTCCGGGAACACTGAGGAAGTGTCCGGGCGAGGGTCGAATCTGCACGAAAAGAAGTCGGAAGTCCGGAAAGCGGTGCACGAAAAGAAGTCGGAATCTGCGGCAGAGAGACAGGAGGACTTGCACGAAAACAGGTCGGAAGCCGGAGAAGCGGTGCACGAAATGAAGTCGGAATCTGCGGCGGCGAGACAGGAGGGCTTGCACGAAAGCAGGTCGGAAGTCGAGGAAGTGGTGCACGAAATGAAGTCGGAATTTGCGGCAGAGGGACGAGAGGGCTTGCACGAAAGCAGGTCGGAAGTCGGGAAACCGGTGCACGAAACGAAGTCGGAATCGGTGGAGCGGTTCGCCGAGGGACTGCTGGAGGGTCTGCGCCGTGCCGCCGCTGTGAGATAGGGGGTTTTCTATGAACACCAGAACCGTTTTGCTTTGGCACAACAACGGTGAGGAGCGCATCTACTTTACAGTCAATCCCGCCCGGCTCACCGTCACCCGGCCCAATGAGAACCGGGTGCGGAGCCTTGCCATGGGCGGGACTGTGAATATCTGGGGCGGCCGGGGTCTGCGGGAGGTCAGGCTGACCACGTTCCTGCCCAGCGCGTACTCGCCGTTTTTTGACGGAAAGGAGCCGGAAAGCGTCCTCGCCATGCTGAAAAGCTGGCAGGATTCAGGCGATCCGGTGCGGCTCATCATCTCCGGCAGCGACATCAACGACGCGTTCCTCATCGAGGACGTGTCCGAGACGCTGGCGGAGGGGGACAGGGACGTGGGGCTGACTGTGACACTGCGGGAGTATAAATTCAAGTCGGCGCTGGCAGCTCTGGCCGGGGGGAGCGGCGGGAGCGGCTCCGCACCTGTCCGCAAGCGGACGGACGAGCGGGTCACGCCCCAGACCTACACCGTCAAAAAGGGGGACACCCTTTGGGACATCGCCTGCCGCTTTTACGGCGACGGGACGAAGTGGGGACGCATCGCCGCCAAAAACGGCGTGACGAATCCCCGGAAACTGCAGATCGGAAAGGTGCTGACGCTGTGAAACTGCTGATCGGACAACAGATGGTCATGCCCGCGCTGGAATCGGTACGGCTGGGCAAGACCCGGAACGAGGCGGCGGCGTGTCTCACCGCCACGGTGCTCATTGCCCCGGCGGACACCTACTTTTTGAAGCTGTCCGTGGCGGTGGGGGACGTGGTGCGGCTGCTGGATGACGGCGGGAAGGAGATCTTCCTCGGCAGCGTCCATGAGCTTGACCGGAATCCGGACGCCGTGACCCTGACGGCCTATGACCGGGGCGTGTATCTGACCCGGAACGAGCTGTACGGCGTGTACGCCGGGACGGGACGGCGGATCGCCGGGAAGATCGCCGGGGAATTGGGTATCCCGCTGGGGGCCGTGGAGGATGACGGCCTGTATCGAACCATCGTCACCGGGCCGGGGGAGTCCGCGTTCTCCATCCTGCGCAGAGCCGTGGGAGAGGGGCGGGAGATCGCCGTCCGGGACGGGGCGCTGACCGTGACGAAGGGGAGCGGCAGGGCCGTTCCCCTGCCGCCGGAGCGGGTGCTGGAGGTCTCCGGGCGGGCGTCCATGGGAAACATGGTGAACCGGGCTGTGGTGACGGGCCGGAACGGGCGTATCCTCGCCGCCGCCCAGAATACCGGAGACATCACCGCCTGCGGGCGGTTCCAGCGGGTGATGGGAAAGAGCGGCGATCCGCAGGCGCAGGCAAAGGCCGCGCTGCGGCGGCGCAGCCTGTCCGCAAGGGTGACGGTGCTGGGGGATCTGTCCCTCCGGTGCGGCGGGCGGGTGGAGGCCCACCGGCCCCAATGGGGGTTGGAGGGGGTCTATGACATCACCGCCCACGAGCACCGCTGGGAAAAGGGCGTGTTTACCACGTCGCTGAGTTTGGAGGGAGTTGAGGCATGAACGTTTACAGTGAACTGCTGGAACTACTGACGCCGGAGCGGAAGGACGCCCCGGCGGGGCTGTTCGGCACGCTGACGGCGGTTTCGCCGCTGACCGTTACCGTCCGGGGGACGGCGCTGACCGAGGGGCTGTTTTATCTCCAAGGGACGGTGTTCCGTGAGGAGGACATCGGCAGGGAACTGGCGCTGCTGTCCTGCGAGGAGGGCTTTTGGATCCTCGGCTTTGTGGGAGGTGGGGGCGCATGATCTTTCCCGATTGGGGCACAGCCCCCGACACCGCGCCGGAGGAGGCGCTGCCGCTGTTCCGGGAGTGGGCCGTGGACTGGGAGAACAGGTGCTTCGCCCTGCGCCGGGGAGAGCCGTATCTGGTCAGCGGCGACGAGGCTTTGAAAATTTGGGCGGCACGGGCGCTGCGGCCGGAAAGTCAGCGGTTCCGCTATACCGCATGGTCGGCGGACTACGGCAACGAACTGACGCTGCTGCTGGGCGGCTGCGTGGATCAGGGCATTCTGGAAAGTCAGGTGCGGCAGTATGTGCGGGACGCGTTGCTGGCGTGTCCCTATATCCGGGAGGTGGACGGGTTCTCCTTCTCAAAGAAGGGAAGCCGGGTGGAAGCCCGGTTCACCGTGCACACCGTCTATGAGGAGTTTACCCAGAAAACGGAGGTTTCGATCAGATGACCAAGGAAGAAATGCTGCGGCTGCTGACAGCCGCCTACACCGGCCCCGGTAGCGCCGCCGAGGGCACCTTTGCCGGAGACGTGCTCCGTGCCTGCGCCGACGGAATGGCGCAGCTTTGGAGCATGGAGATCGACGGACTGGAACGGCGGGCCTTTGTGTCCTCCGCTGTGGGGGAGTGGCTCACCGCCGTGTGCGCGGATCGCGGGTGCGTCCGCAAGGAGGGGGAGACGGACGAGGAGCTGCGCGCCCGGACGCTGGCGGCACTGGCCGCAACGCCCGCCTCCGGCAACGCCGACCACTACGCCGCGTGGTGCGGACAGGTGGCGGACATCCTGCGGGTGAAGGTGCTGCCGCTGGCAAGAGGAAACGGCACCGTGGACATCGTGGCGGTGGGCCGGGAGGGGAAAGCCCCCGGCGAGGCCGCCATCCGGGAGGCCCAGGCCGTCGTGGACCGGGAGCGGCCCGTGGGCGCGGACGCGAGGGTCATTGCCGCCGCTGAGACGGCGGTGAATGTGGCCGCCTCCGTGACGCTGATGGACGGCGGCAGCTTGGAGGGCGTGAAAACCGCCTTTTCTCAGGGGTTGACCGCCTTTTTCCGGGACAACGCCCTGCGGACGCGGGTGGTCAGCCACGGCAAGGCCCTGCGTCTGCTGCTGGACTGCCCGGGCGTGGCGGATGTGTCCGGCTTCACCATGAACGGCAGCGGCGACAGCCTGACGCTGGCGGAGGGCGCTGTGCCTGTGGTGGGCACGCTGGCGCTGACGGAGGTGAAGGCATGAGACTGCCGGAGTTTTTGACGGAGCTTTCCCCCGTCCGGGAGACCCTGACGGCGCTGGAGCAGGGGGAGAACGCCATGGCGGAGGCCGTGGCGGAGAAGAACGGTCAGGTGTGCGTGGCGACCGCCACCGGGGGGCTGACCCTGTGGGAGCGGGACTACGGTCTGCCCGTCCGGGAGGGGGCCGCGATGGAGGATCGCCGTGCCGCCGTCCGAGCCGCCATGCTGGGAGGGCGCACCCTGACCCCCGCCTTTTTGAAGGAGCTGTGCGTCACGCTGGGCGGCGGCGAGCGGGGAGAGGTGGAGGAGGACTTCGCCCATTGGAGCGTCACGGCGCTGACCGTGAGCGAGGGCCGCGTTCCGGCGGACGTTCCGGCGCTGAAACGGGCGGTGGAGCGGCTGAAACCGGCCCACCTGTCGGTGGCGGTGCTGCCCACGGCGGACTTGACGGCCCACCGCTGGGAGGCGGTCACCGGCGGCGTGATGATGGAGGTCTGGGGGTAG